AAAGTTGAAAAAGATTATAAATATTATTAGGAGAACCTATGAGCCCAAAACAAAAAAAATTAGCTGCAAAAGCTCCACCACCAAATAAAATTGATGCAAAAGATTTTGCTGTGCTAAGAGCAGAAAAAGCAAAAGGCAGAGGCATGGGTTTACAAGACGAGAAGGTTCAACCAGGAAAAGTCATGAAAGCTAAAAGAGGCACAGGTGTTCTTACAGAAAAAGGAACTAGTAAAACTTTTAGAGGATTTTCAAAAGCATTTGAAGGACCTACGGATTTAAGAGGAAGAGTTTCAACAATCGTTGGTGTAAAACCAAATGCGCCAATCAGAGGTCAAAGAAAAAAATTTAAATCAATGGACGAGATGAGAAAAGCAAAAGGTTTTAAACCTGGAGAAACTGCATCTCAATTTAATAAAAGAAGAGCTGCTATAGCTTCAGCTAAACAAATAGCTAAATCATCAAAAATTGGTAAAATTGCATTAGGAGTTGCTGCTGCTGGTCTTGGTGCTAAAAAATATTTAGAGTCTAAAATGAATAAGAAAAAAGATGTTAAGAAAAAAATGTCCGGTGGCATGGCTTCTCAACAAATGAGAGGTAGACAAACTACAAGACAAAAAAAACAAGTAGACCCTAGTCAACGTTCTAGTAAATCAAAACTACAAATTTATCTTTTTGATAAAGATAAATCTAAGATTAAACCACAAGTAAGTGTTACTGGTACTAGTAAAAAAATGGGTGGTGGCATGATGCAAAGACCTATGGGTTATGATATCGGTGGTGGTGTTTCAAGAGCTAAAGAACATAAAAAAAAGATTAAAGATAAAGCAGGAACTGTTTTAGGTTACGCAGGTGAGATGGGTAAAACTGTTGCAAAAGCTACTCCTGTTGGAGCTACTTTAGAAGCTGGAAAAAAACTTGCGGAAGTAGTCAAAGAAAGAAGAGAAAAAAAAACTAGAAGAAGTAAAATGATAGAGAGGTTAAAGGAAGCTCCAAGAAGATTTCCAAGACCAAAAATTGAAAAAAGACCTTTACCAAGACGTTTGCCTTTGCCTTTGAATCCAGGTCCTAAGACTAGACCAAAAAGAATGCCAGGCACTAATCAACCACCAAAGTATACACCTTTAAATAAAGGTGGTGGTGCCGACTCGGGAAAAAAAAATATAGTAGGTACATTAAAACCAAACCCAGGAGATAAGGCTATACATCATTTTGGAAGAAGAGAATCAAAACCATACACAGGTGGGAACAGATCAAGACCAAAAATTCTAGCTAGAGGTGGATCGGTTAAAGTAAAATGCAAACTAGGTAGAAACAAACCTACAAAAATGTACTAGGAGGGACAATGTCCCTGAAGAATATTCTTACAGGACTGGGACGTAAAATTCTTGGAGGAAAAAAAGAATCAGCGTTACCGGCTACCGGACAACAACAAAAGCAAATAACTTACACTCCTAAACCTTCACAGGCACAAGGACAAGAGTTAGCTAAACAAGAAATTAAAAACCCACCAGTAGTTTTAAAGAAAACAAAACCCCTGCAGATGGGTGATGACATGGCACCTGGATTTGGGTCTTCTACTTATGATTGGGTGATGAGAAAAGGAAGAGGCAAGTACACTTCTGATGAATGGATCGATCATTTAACTTCTACTAGAAAAGTAAACTTTAAAATATTTGGTAAGCCAGCTCAAAAAACTGTAAGAGATCAAAAAAGATTTAAATATGATTCAGGTCCTTTTGCCGGTAAAGAAGTAAATGTATCCAAAGAAGAATTATTTGATTCTAATTTAGCTATATTCAATGAAACAGGAGATCTAACAGGAGGCTTATTGTATGCTGCACAAAAATTTGGATTAAAGTTAGATGCTAACGAAGTGGGTGCAATGTTAAAATTAAACCCTATCAATAGATTAAAACCAATTGAACTAGGTATCCAAAAAGGCTCAAAAGAAAAAATGGAAGTAGCAGTAAAAAATTTAGATTCTAAAATAAAAGATCTAAGAGTAAAATTTAGAGAAGACAGTGATCTTGCTCAACATTTAACTGATTCTGAATATTATCTTAATGGTATCAAAGAAGGGGGATTAGAGAAAGTTGCGTTTGAGAATTTAAGAAAAACATTAAGACTTGCTAAAGCTAGACCTAATATTAATGCAACAGAAAAAACTGCCTTAAATAAATTAGAAGCTGATTTAAATAATGCTGCGGGACCTCTTAGAAATGTTAAAACTCAATATGCCAATGAAAGTAATTATACCTTACAGGGGGGTAAAGATTACAGAGAAACTATTTTTACTTTACCTGAAGATATTGCAACAAACTCTTCTTTGAGAAACAGAGGAGGTCACTTCACAGAAGCTGTCGGTGATGCTAATAATATTTATCACATTAGATATGACACAAGATTCACACCTGAAGGTAAAAAGGTGTTTATGATTAATGAAATACAATCTGACGTAAACCAGAAAATTGCAAAATCTTTAACCAAAGCTGAGCAATTAGGTGGAGAAAGCAGATTAAACCCATTTAACGCGGATCTAGAATTAAATCTTTTAATTAGTCAAAGAGGGAAAATGTTAAATAACTTAAATAAAGCAATTGATGAACAGAACTTTGGTTCAGTCAATGCTATTAAAAAAAGTTTAGATGATGTTAATAAAAAACTAACAAGACTCTCAACGAGAGATCGAGGTTATGATTCCAAGACTAAAGATTATTTTCCTATGGTTGAGGCAGATTCTTATGGAGACCATGCAGTCAAGTATTTACTGCAAAAGGCTGCAAAGGAAAATGTTGACTACGTAGCCGTTGCCCCGTTTGACAAATTAAGTTTTAGACAAGGCTATAAAGCTGGTAATGAAAGATTTTATGGATATGCTAATGGAAAAGGAATTGGTAAAAAAGGTAAGGCAGTGCTTCCAGATGTTATGGGAAAGATTGCAAGATTTTATAATACAAAAGCAGGTGCAACAAAAATATCTTTGTCAGACCCAAGTAAACCATACAAGCAAATAAAAACGGATAGCTTTAATTATCCAAAAGCTGACGGAACAAAAGGCAGAGCTATTAATAGCAAATACCACAGTGATGCTAGTGCAACAAAAGAAGAAGGATATAAATTTATAGAAGCTAGTAATCCTAACTTGTATTTTGATGCATTTGCGATTAAGGTCTCACCGTTAATGAGAAATACACAAAAAACTTACAAGTCTAAAGGAGGACTTGTGGTGGATATATTTAAACCAATAAGGTACAATTAATCATGGCTGTTGAAAAAAATAATGAAACTGTAGTTGAAGAAGATAAAGTTGAAGAAACTGTTGTAGAGCAACCTGATGGTTTACCACCAGAAGTAGTTGTTGAAGGCGAAGAGGAAACAATTGAAGAAGAAAATACAGATTTTAATGCAAACCTTGCTGAAAATATGGATGAGAGAACTCTCAAAGATTTGGCAATGGATCTTATTCAAGAATACAAAAAAGATAAAACTTCTAGAAAAGAATGGGAAGATGCTTACATTAAAGGACTTGATCTTTTAGGTACAAGATATCAAGAAACTTCAAGACCATTTAAAGGTGCGTCTTCGGTTACACACCCCTTATTAGCAGAGTCTGTTACACAGTTTCAAGCACAAGCCTATAAAGAATTAGTGCCTTCAGATGGCCCTGTAAGAACACAGACAATAGGTTTACAAACACCTCAAGTAGAAGCACAAGCAGACAGAGTTAAAGATTATATGAATTATCTTCTAATGGAAGAAATGGAAGATTACACAACTGATATGGATCAAATGTTATTTTATTTACCTTTATCAGGATCTACGTTTAAAAAAGTATATTATGATGCAATGCTTCAAAGACCTGTATCAAAATTTATACCTGCTGAAGATTTAGTTGTTCCTTATTTTGCATCTGATTTAAAAGATTGTGAAAGAATAACACACGTAATTAAAATGACTAAAAATGAAGTCATAAAAAAACAAGCAGCTGGTTTTTACAGAGATATAGAACTTATAGAATCAAATTCAGAACCTGATTCTGTTCAAAAAAAATTAAATGAATTAGAAGGAATAAAAGGCACAGGATCAGATTATTTACATACAATT